GCCCAAGGTGCTTAGATACACATTGATAATTTATTGTCATGTACTTGAGTGCTTTGGGTCACTACATAATAGTTACTTCCACACGTCCTGCTCTTAGATTTCTCTAACTCCGTTAGAAGATCTCTATTTTTCTCACTAGATAGCTCCACTGAGACCATTTGGGTGTATTAAGCCCAAAGAGGATCAAAAGGTGACTCCCTAATGATATCTTTCAAGAATCGCTCACCATTACAGGTTACTAGACGTATTTCGCAACTTACACCTCAAAGAGGGTAGGTATCGGATACCGTTTGAAGATCATGTAAGAGCGCCTAGATCAAACAAGCCCATGAAGATCGTAGTTTAACACTACCTACCAAACTTTCCACATTTGATAGTTTAGGTCCACTTCCGGGAGGTACGCACTGTCGTCGCAACGCGGATAACCGGAAATGCGTTCTTGTAATTTCTCTTAAGAGATTTCCAGGTCCGCAAATCCCGTGTACCACGTTGTAACTCCGATTGCACACCAGGTCGGAAAAGTAAAGTAATATCTTGCGGATACCTAGAGAGATCCCGCTCCAATGAGCGAGTCTGCTCCAAGTACGTCGTAAGCAAACTTCCTTTCTCCCCAGGCTGCAATAGTGCACGACAGGTCTGCCGTAACGCAGCGGATAACTTCTTAGTTTCCACAAGCGACTTCTCGATCCATTCGAAACAAGGTTTCTCAACTAAATCCCTCCAATCCTTAATGATGCTACCGAGAGACCAAGGTCCCACGGCGTCTGCCTCAGAAAAGAGTTGAAAAGACGTTCGTTTACCACCCTTGCTAAGTGGTGGGAGAGGATCCGGTGTCAGTCGGCCAGTGAGTGGATCCGGAATGGAGTCAGGTACAGTACCTGAGAATTCCAGCCGGTACGCAATCATCTGGATTCGAGTAAACAACGAATTCACGCCCTTTGAGGCCAGGGATAGCAATAACCCTTGGCGTTCATCCGCCGACCAAGGTTGGACCAATCCATATCCTACGGATTGGAACCAGTTAAGGCCATCGCAGTACCCAAAAGGTGCAGCCGGTGCGGTTAACATAAGAATCGCTTGAGACATGCGTTTTGAGAGTCGAACATATTTCGCTGATAAACGAGATACCGACTTATACCCAAAACCAAGTCCTCGGAGCACATGGCACAAACGGAGGTCCACTAGCGATTGTACCTTAGGTATCAACTCGTTAAGTGACGGGATGTGAGACTTCGCCACGTGATACTCTTTTAGAGATATCGGTGAGACGTCCACTCCCTCTAAGATAAATCGTTTTGCGAACTCGAGAGATCGATTCGCACCGACTAAGGACTTAGCCAGTCCGATCTTTACTCCCAATGCCTCCATAAGTACTACGTACTCCTTAGCTACTTTCTCGTCAGCGATGACGATATCATCACCAAGCAATGCGTAAAGGTCAAACCATCGTTTGTACCCCACACGCCACGCACAAAACTGAACCACGAGATGGTGACTCAATGAGAATACTCCCCAAGAGCTTAGGGCCCCCATAGGTTGACCTGTCGCGTATCTAGACTTTCTCACAATTACTCCTTTGTAACGGTGAGCAAAGTTTCGACCCGCTAACAGTTTAGCCCAGAGGGTACCGAAGCGATCAGAGAATACCTCAGAGAGCAATGATCGTTGGACCCAAAGTGGGAAGCGATCGGTTGCCGCGCTGAGGTCATACGACCATGAACGGCGTATACCAGAACGTTCCATACGAGCCACTAACCGTTTAAGCGGTTTAAGTTGATCGAATGTACCGTCCTGGGGTATTCCGCGCAGGATCGAAAATGCCCAGTCGTGGACCGGTTGCATCAGACACTGAGTCCAATAATCCACTATCGCAAATAGTCGCACCTTTCCAGGTTCCAACTTCTTACCCAGCTTACCTAAAGCTAGGCCTTTCGGTTCCTCAGTCCCCCCGAATAGTGACTCGGTCACAGAGGGCAGACGAGCACCCTTAGCGTAGAAGGTGATTATATCCCAACCTCCCCCTTCGGCTTTGCGGATTTCAACCCGCTCTCCCTTAGGGTTTGGAGAGACTAACCGAGGTTTAACACTTACGTGTCGCACCTCCTTTACCATTCGTTCGCCAGGTATACGCGGTTGCCACAT